GGCCGCGTTCTCGGCCATGATCCGGACGGCAAGAAGCGCGAACGCGCTGACCGCATTGCTGATCACATGACGTGGCAGTTCCTGAACGACATTCCGGGTTGGGAAGAAGACACCGACAGGCTCTTGCTGCAACTTCCCATCGTCGGCTGCGTCTTCCGCAAGTCCTACCGTGACAGCCTGCGCAACCAGAACAACAGCGAGACGGTTTCCGCTAAGGATTTCGTCGTCAATTACAAGACGCCATCGCTCGACAAGGCCCCGCGCTTTACGCATGTGCAGCGGTATTATCCGCATGAGATCGAAGCCTATATCCGTTCGGGTGAATGGCAGAAAATCCAGTATGACGGCGAGGATGGCAGCGATCCGCACTCACTGGTGGAGATGCTCGAACAGCACCGGCTGATCGATATGGACGGCGACGGGCTGCCAGAGCCATATGTTGTCACCTGCACACCGCAGGGCCAAGTCGCGCGCATTGTCGCTTGCTATGACTTGGACGGCATTTTCGTCACCTATCCCGCAGCCAAGGGGCAGGTTGCGCTATCCGATGTTCTGACCGATCCCAACGCCGAAAGCATCGCCCGCGACATCAAGGTGGTGCGGATCGAGCGCAAGGAATACTTCACAAAATACGGCTTCATTCCTGCCCCTGACGGCTCGTTCTATGACATGGGCTTTGGCACCCTGACCGAGAACCTTGGCGCGGCAGTCAATACGATCATCAACCAGTTGATCGATGCTGGCACCCTGTCGAACATGCAGGGCGGGTTTATTGGCGGTGGCACCAAGATCAAGGGCGGGACGCTGACGTTCAAGCCCGGTGAATGGAAGCGTGTTGAGGGTGCCACGGCCGGCCCATTGCGCGACAATATCCTGCCGCTGCAACTTCCCGGCCCGTCGCCCGTCCTGTTCCAGCTTTTGGGTATGTTGATTGAGGCGGTGCAGCAGATCACCAGTGTCTCCGATATTCTTTCGGGCAATCAGGACAGCCAGACCGCACCGACGACCGCGCTTGCTCTGATCGAACAGGGCCAGAAGGTATTCACCGCTATCTATCAGCGCATCCACCGCGCGGTTGGTGGGGAAATCAAGATAGTCAAGCGGCTTAACCGCGAATATCTCGATGAAGAGGAATATTTTGCGCTCAACGATGTTCCGGCGCAGGTTGGCAAGGCTGACTACGCGGACAAAGACCTTGACGTTCTCCCGGTCAGCGATCCACGCGCCATCAATGACCGCGTGAAGATGGCTAAGGCCGAAGTGTTGATGGCCCATAATGGCGATCCGCTGGTTAATCAGATGGAAATCCGCAAGCGCGCGTTCGAGGTGGCGGGGATTGATAACCTCAAGGCGTTGTTCGATGTGCCTGAACCGCAGCCCGATCCCGCGATGATCCAGGCATCGGCTGAAATGGCGAACAAGCGCGACATGACCAAGGCGGACATTCGCGCCAAGGACGCCATGACGGCCAAGACGCTGATCGAGGCCGCAACAGCAGCTTATCAACTCGGCATAACGATCAACGACCCCAACATTCTGGCGCAGACAGAAACCTTGCTCACGGAAGCAATGGCGATGGCTGACGCTGTATCGGAGGAAATGAATGAGCAACCCCCTATGCAACCCGGCGGAGTTCCAGAGTTGGGTGGAGAACCCGCTGACGCAGGCATACCGCCAGTTCCTGAAGGACCAGGTGGAGAGCCTCAGCCGCCAATGGGCGCAGAGGCAGTCGGGCCTGTCGGATCAGATGAACCACCAGCAATCGATGGCGGAGACGCTGGGGGACTTGGCGACATTGGAAGTCAGTGACGTGCGGCGATTTTACAACATGAGCGAGGAAAACCATGCAGAATAACAGCGGCATTGAACCCCTTGATGTGCGGGTTTTGGTCTTGCCTGATCCGGTTGAGGATAAGGTGGGAAGCATCTTCATTCCGCAGCAGGAGCAGGAGCGCCAGCAGTTCGCGCAAGTCAAAGCCACGATGGTTGCTGCCGGTGTGAACGCATGGGTGGAGGCCAAGGCTTCCCCGGCGTTCAAGGCACCTGAACCGGGCGCGCGGGTGCTGATTGCCAAATACGGCGGCATCAACGTCACTGGCGACGATGGCGCAACCTATCGCATCATGAATGACGCCGATGTTACCGCAGTGCTGGGGGGTTGATATGGAAAATATGGAACAGATCGAGATGGACGCGGAGGAAGTCGAAACCGACACCGCGCCCGTAGAGCGCGACTTTGACGCCGAAGCCCGCCAGCATGGCTGGACAGACAAGGAGGCGTTCAAGGGCGACCCATCCAAATGGGTGGATGCCAAGACCTTCGTTAAGCGCGCTGATGAGGTTATGCCGCTGCTCAAAAAGCAGATCGATGCGCTGAAAACCAAGATGGACGAAATGAAGCGCGAGACGGCGCGGGCGTCCAAGTTCTTCGCGCAGTCTGAAGAACGGGCCTACAAGCGCGCCATGACCGACTTGCAGGCGAAGATGGACGATGCTGTCGAGATGGGTGACGTTGCCGGAACGCGCCGTATCCTGAGCGATATGGAAACGCTCAAGGATGAGGTGAAAAACGCCGCATCGGATGAGCCGAAGTTCGATCCAGAGGAAGCCCGCCGCGAGTTCACCGATTGGGTGGAAGAGAACGACTGGTATGTCCACGATGCCGACAAGCGGACCTATGCCGATTTGCAAGCTGGCATCATGGGTAACGCGCATGAATTTCCCGGTGGCGGCAAGGAATACCTGGTTGAACTGACGCGCCGTGTTGAAAAGAAGTTCGCGGCAGCAAAGCCCAACCCGGTCAATGGCGGCGGCAATCGCGCCACGGCCAAAACAGGCGGCAAGACCTTCGCGGACCTTCCTGCCGAGGCCAAGCGCATGTGCGACAAGTGGGTCGGCTCTGGCCTGATCAAGTCGCGCGACGATTACGTCAAATCCTTCGATTGGAGCAACTGAAATGGAAAATGTAGTTCGCCGTGGCCGTCCGCCCAAGTCTGAAGAATTGGCTGAAGCCATCATCGAAACCAATGAGCAGACGGACGCTGCACCATCGAAACGCCGTCGCCGTGCCAGTGTTGGTGGCCATGCTCTCAAGCTACAGGCACCCGTTCGCGCGGGCTATACACGGCGTTGGATGAACGACCTCAATAATCGTATTGCGGAAGCTGACGATTTGGCGTATGACTTCGTATTCGAGAAGGGTATCAAGACAGACGACCCTAGTTCCCGCGTCAGCCGCATAGTAGGCACCAAGGCGAACGGCGAACCTCTCAAAGCATATCTCATGGAAACACCGAACGAGCTTTATGCCGAAGGCGTTTCCGAAAAGGAAGCCCAGAACGCGCGCGTCGAAGACGATGTTCGTGAGGGCCGCTACAGCGAGGGCCACGGTGGTGACAACACCTTCGGCTCAGGTTCGATCACACGGTCGAGCGGCTAGGCGTCCTTTTCACATAGGCCCCTATGCCCGCGACACCGCAACATAGGGGTCTATCATGGCCAATGCTGACACCGCTTTCGGGCTTCGTCCCGTAAGCAATCTGGACGGCTCGCCCTACAACGGCGCGATCCGTGAATTTTCTACCGTTACTGGTGACGCAACTGCCATTTTCATTGGCGATCCCGTCATCCTCTCTGGCACATCCTCGAATATTGGCGGTGTTGACCTTCCCGATGTCGATCAGGCTGCAACCGGCGATGTTATCGTCGGTGTTGTCGTTGGTGTCCGCCCTGTCACGCAGGACAGCACCATCTACCGCGCGGCATCGACTGCCCGCGTCCTGCTCGTCGCCCCGCCGAACCTGCTTTATGAAGTGCAGGAAGTTTCGGGCGGCACCGCGCTGACCACTGCTGCGATTGGCCTTAACGCCAATTTCGTGGTGGGTTCCGGCTCGACTGCCACGGGCTATTCGGGCGTTGAACTGAACAACGCCACCGAAGCCACCACCAACACCCTTGATCTTCAGATTCTCGGGATTTCGCCGCGCGCCGACAATGTTGCCGGTGAGCACGCCAAGTGGCTCGTCCGCATCAACCGCTCGCAGTATGCGAACCAGGTTGCTGGCATCTAAGGGAGTTTGAACAATGTCTGCAATCAACACTGGCTCAATTGCCAAACTCCTGTGGCCCGGCCTGAATGCACGCTGGGGCAACAGCTACGCCGAACATTCGCAGGAATGGAAGGACCTGGTTGATACCTTTACGTCCGAAAGGCACCGCGAGGAAGATCAGGAACTGACCGGCTTCGGTCTTGCACCCGTCAAGGCGCAGGGCACAGCTACCGTCTATGACACGATGGCGCAGGGTTACACCTCGACCTACAACCATGTGGCATATTCGCTTGGCTTCGTCATCACCCGTGAGGCATTTGCTGACAATCTCTATGAGAAGGTCGGGATGCAGCGCACGGGCGGTCTTGCGTTCTCCATGCGTCAGACCAAGGAAAACGTGGTTGCCAATCTCTACAATCGCGCTTTCAATTCGTCCTATACGGGCGGTGATGGCAAGGAACTGCTGGCGACGGATCACCCTTCGCTTGCAGGAACGTGGCAGAACGAACTGACCACGGCGGCTGACCTTTCGGAAGCATCGCTTGAGGATTTGGTCATCCTCATCGGCGGCGCAACCAACAGCCGTGGCCTCAAGATCGCGATCAAGCCGAAAAGCCTGATTATCCCCTACCAGCTCCAGTTTGAGGCTGAACGCATCCTCAAGTCGGTTGGCCAGTCGGGAACTGCGAACAACGACATCAACGCGCTGCGCACCACGGGGGCATTCCCCGGCGGCGTCAAGGTGAACCACTTCTTCACGGATTCGGATGCATATTTCATCCGCACCGATGTTGAAGAGGGCCTGAAGTTGTTCCAGCGCGACAATGCGGAGTTCAAGGACGAGGGCGACTTCGACACCGACAACCGCAAATACAAGGCTTATGAGCGGTATTCTGTGGGCTGGTCAGATCCGCGCGCTCTGTTCGGGTCGCCTGGATCGTGAACACATAGGTTAGACCAACCTAACCTATAGTGAACTGGCCTCGCAACTTCGGTTGCGGGGCCTTTTCATTGCATTCGTTCTGTGTTATCCACGTTGCGTCCGCAGCCCGCGCGCGGACGGCTTCTAGGCAAATGCGGAACGACAGGCGGTGCATGATGCACCGTTCGCAAGAACGCCTAGGAGTTTCCCATGCCTACACCAACTCGCTTTACTGGCGGCGTAACCAACGCCCGCAAATCCGCCACGCTCGGCAGCTTCGGCCTGCCTGATCCCACTAGCTGGCACACCTATTTCAACGACTTTGACGAATATGTTGTTGGCGATTGGACGATCACCACAACCGAACTCGGCGCGGGCAATGCCACTGAGGCGCTGACTGACGTTGATGGCGGTTGCCTGCTGATTACCAATGACGCTGCGGACAACGATGCCGACTTCTTCCAGAAGGTTGGCGAAAGCTTCCTGATGGAAGTGGGTAAGCGCGCATTCTTCAAGGCCCGGTTCAAGGTTTCGGACGCCACACAGTCTGATTTTGTCATCGGTTTGCAGGTCACTGATACGTCCCCGCTGGATGCCACTGACGGCATTTACTTCATGAAGGACGATGGCGACGCTCTGCTGGATGTATATTGCCGCAAGGATGCCACCACGGGCAGCACTTCGGCAACCGGCGTTGCAACCGTTGTTGCCGACACGTTTATGACGGTTGGCTGGGCCTATGACGGCAAATCCACCCTCACCTATTTCGTGAATGACGCCGCACTTGGTTCGCTGGATGCATCGGCCACCTATCTGCCAAACACCGAACTGACAGTCAGCTTCGGCATCCAGAACGGCGAGGCTGTCGCGAAGACCATGACGCTGGATTACATCCTCGCAGCCAAGGAACGCTAATGGCGGGCCGTCACCCCAAGGGGACTAATGACGCTGACGCTAATGGCAAGCAGGGCGGTTCGCTCCCGGAGAAATCCGAGGCGCGGATCGCCCGCCTTGAAGATGAAATCGCCAGCATTAAGGCGCTGATGCGCTGCAATGGCTGGAGCATGAAGGACTAGACGATGGCGGGCAGAAGCACAGACACATCGAGCGCCTATAACGCAGCGGCGATCACCCCAAGTGATGCCACGATTATTCCCATCACGCGGGGAATTTGGGTTGGCGTTGCGGGCAATGTCGCTGTTCGGATGGCTGGCGGGGCATCGGTGACGTTCACCGGCGTTCCCATCGGCATCCTTCCGATTCAGGTGGATATGGTCAAGGCGACCAGCACGACAGCGACAACACTTCTCGCGCTCTACTGATGAAAAACGCGGTGGGCATCTGTCATGCGAGCGGGTTCGTTTTCCCGCTGGCTGAACTGGTGCGCCAATATGACGGGGCGATGGTCCATCCGCGCTATCTGGATCATCGCCACCCGCAGGATATGATTAAGGTGAAGCCGGAAAGCCATCTACCTTATACTAGCCCGGAACCTGCGGACGTATTTGTCGGGACGAATGAAGTCCAGCCTGGGGATTTGTAATGGCGCGCGAAGGGCGAATTGAAGGGCGGGTATCGGCAGACGGCACGGCCTATGAACTGGTGCAGAATGGCGCGGTTCGTCAGTCCATCCCGATTGCCGAAGCCCACGCCCGCCTGCAACCGGCGATCCTTAGAAACAAGTGGGAACCCCTGCCATGACGACATCCGGTTCGATAGACTTTTCGCTGGTTACGAACACACTGATCGACGAGGCTTTCGACTTGTGCGGCGTTGGTAGCGAAGGTGAGGCTATCAGCGCGGATATGTATGCGCGCGCCAAGCGGTCCTTGAACCTCATTGTCAAGCACAAGGGCGCGAAGGGGCATCTCTACACCAAGACCGAGCGCAGCGTCACCTTGCTCGCGTCAACGGCATCCTATGCCCTGACACCCAAGCCGCTGCGGGTTCTGGAAGTGCGGCGCAGGCTCACGGCGGACAGTTATGATACCCGGCTGGATGAATGGAGCCGCGACGAATACCTTTCGCAGACCGACAAGACTTCCGACAGTGTGCCGGTGGCGTTCTACTATGACCCACAGACGGTCACAGGGACGCTCTACGTCTGGCCGCGCCCATCGACTGCCACGGCGGCGGACATGACGCTGCAACTGACCTATCTGCGCAAGATTGAGGACTTCGACAGCAGTGCTGATGAGCCTGACTTGCCGCAGGAATGCCTGTTGTCGCTGGCCTATGATTTGGCGGAGCAGCTTGCCTTGAAATATGACGTTCGCAAGGAAAAGCGCAACGAGATTGCCCAGCGCGCAGCCGCCTATCGGATCGACATTGAAAGTTGGGATGTTGAGCCGACGAGCCTGTTCTTGCAGCCGGTGTTTGGATGATTAAGTTAAAGCCAGCCCTGCAATCCAGCGAGGGCCGCTCTACCAAGTGGGGCGGCGCAAGGCTGGTCAATTGCTATGCCGAAAAGGCGGATGGCGACAAGATCGATGACTTCGCCGTCATGCCGCTGCCGGGGTTGACCGAATGGGCCGACTTGGGCGCGGGTCCATTCCGGGGCGCTATCGTTCTGGACGGCTCGCTTTATGCCGTTTCAGGCTCGCAGCTTTATTACATCACTTCCGGGGCGGGAAAGGTTGACCTTGGCCCGATCACCGGAACCGCCCGTGTGCGCATGGCCGCGAACTACACTGAATTGTGTATTGCGGCAGAGGGTAATGGTTATGTCTATTCCGCGAATACGCTGACAACCCCGCTGCCGTTCGCTGTCAATGACGTGATGTATGCTGATGGCTACATGCTCTGGACGGTCGAGGATTCGGAACAGTTTTTCATTTCCGCGCTGGATGATGCGCTGACCTATGACGCGGCGGACATTGCATCTGTTGAAGGTGCGCCCGACAATATCGTCGGGGCCATCAACGATCACCGGGAAATTCAATTCTTCGGCGCAACCAGCACCGAGATTTTCTACAACAGCGGCGCTTCGGATTTCCCATTTGACCGGCAGGGCAATGCCTTCATTGAGCGCGGATGCTTCGACCGTGACAGTATCGTCAAGATTGACAATTCCGTCACCTTTGTAGGTGATGACCGGATCATCTACACGCTGAACGGCTACCAACCGAGGCGCATTTCGACCCATGCCATTGAAGTATTCCTAGCCGATGCGACCTATGCCCGCGCATATTCTCACACCCATGAGGGGCATAAGTTCTACGTTCTGGAAACCGATCAAGGCACCCGCGCTTTCGATTTCGCCACCGGGGCTTGGCACGAGCGCACATCATGGGAATCGGCATGGCATAAAGTGGCATTTGTCATAGAATGCTATGGCCTGACGCTCTATTTTGACCGGGTAAATGGGCAGATTTACACCGCTTCGAACGATGTCCACACCGAGGATGGCAACCCGATTGCGATGGATATTTACCTGCCAACTATCGAGGCATCGCGCGAACGTATGACGATGGCCTCATTCGAGGTTTTGTGCGAGACGGGCGTGGGCAATGACAGCGTGGCCGATCCACAAGCCATGCTGACCTATTCGGATGACGGCGGCTATAGCTGGTCAAATGAAATGTGGCGGTCGCTGGGGGCTGTTGGCACATATCGGACGCGGGCCGTCTGGCGCAAATTGGGCCAATTTAGAACGCGGCAAATGAAGCTGCGTATTACCGATGCCGTGCGCCGCTTGGTTATCTCCTATTTCGCTGAAATCGCATGACCGGGTTTCCGATCAACCCCCCGCGCACACCGCTGGTAGATGATGCGGGTATCGTTACGCCCGAGTGGTATAAATTCTTCGTCGAGATACAGGCGATGATTGGCGGGCCGTCCGATCCATTTGAAGATGCCTATTTTCTGGCGACTGCGCCGGATGCACTTGACGCGGTTAGCCCCGGTGATGGGGAACTAACGCCGCCTGCGCAACCGCAGCCGGTAATGGACGCACTAATCCCGCCCCCAGCGGCTTACCCGCCAAGTGATAATCTAATACCTGCGCCACCAGTTCCGGTTCCGCCCGATGACCTAGCGCCATATGCCCGCCATTTCGCTGCTGATGGGGTGCATAGCCCATGGTCAACGAACGATAACTCCGTCCCGAGATATGATGGCACCGCCGGTAATATAATACAGGGCAGCGGCGTCTATATCGACGATAGCGGGTTTATGGGGGTTGGCACGGCATCCCCTGCGCGCAGGCTGCATGTGGTGGCGACGGCGGCAATCAGTGTGGCGACACTTGAAAGCACGTTCGGCGCTAATGCCGCGCTGGCCTTTAAGGATACGACAACAACAGTTACTCCACAAATCGTTAGTTCAGGAAATGATTTATATTTCCAAGCTGGGGGTAATGCGCGGTTCTGGATTAGAGCGGATGGCAATGTTTACACAGATGCTGGCTCTACAACCATGTCTAATGGGTTCTTCTATATTCCAGCAGCGGCGGGGGTGCCTACAGGTGCGCCGACTGCCATTACCGGGACAGTCCCTATGTATTACGACACTACGAACAATCATTTCTACGTTTACAATGGGGCTTGGAAAAAAGTGGCCTTGGCGTAATTTAAGGAGCACAATCAAATGGCAGTTACACCCAAAAGGCTGGTGGCCGGTTCGCAGATCGCGGCAGCGGCGACTACGTATTACACCGCAGTAAATTGCCGTGCGCGCATAGATGCAATGGCAATCACCAACACCACGGCAGGGGCCATCACTGTGACGATCCACCTGATCGCCAGTGGCGGAACGGCTGGCGTAACGAACTGCATCCTGTCGGCCAAATCGATCCCGGCTGGCGAGACGTATATCGTTCCGGGTGCTATCGGGCAGTGGCTTGAGGTGGGCGGATTTATTCAGGCTCTGGCCAGTGCGGCAACCTCTGTCACTTTAATCGCGTCCGGTGTTGAATATACCTGACAAGCGTGGTAATGACGGGGCGTGACGCATCCGCGCGTCCGGCAAGCGCCCCGGACATTCACACCAGACAGCCGCGCCCCACCTGTCTGGATTTTCATGCGCGAAGCCTCAACACTTATTCGCAAGACTTCATCGCAGGATGGCTCTTGCCCTGATCGGAAGGAGGTGATCCTTTCTAGCGGCCTGCATGAGCGGGTGATGGCCCTGCAAAGCCAGATGCTCGCCATGCCTGAACACCAGATATTGATCGAGCCGACGCATTATTTCGCGCATGGTCTTTATGGCCGCGAAGTGACGTTGCCGGTTGGCTCCACGGCCATTGGCCATAGCCATGCACAAGAGCATATTTGCATCATCTCGAAGGGCCGGGTTCAAGTCGTCAGTGAGGATGGGGTGCGAGAGATCGCCGCCCCGGCAACGCTGGTTATCCCGCGCGGTCGCAAGAATTGCGTCCATGCGCTTGAGGAAACTGTGTGGACGACGATCCACGCATCTGACGCCATCACCCCGGATGAAGCTGAGGCCACTTTGATCCTGCCTGACGCGGAGATTACCCCATGTCTTTCGTAGCAGTCGCCATTGGCGGTGCGGTCAGTATCGGCACGTCGATCATCACAGGCAATAAATCAGCCGGTGCGATCAAGGAATCTGCCGCGACAACGGACGCGACCAATCGATACATATTCGACACGACGCGGGCGGACTATGCTCCCGCGCGTGAAATCGGAGCGGGTGCGCTTAGTAAACTGGCTGATATGTATGGGGTGCCGCGCTCTGTAGGGACGGCTGCGTCTACACCAACTGCCGCGTCATCCTATGTGCCGGATGGTTATTTTGACGGCGCGCAATGGGTCGGCGGGACAGGAACTACTGCCGCAGAACCGGCCCAAACCATGACGGCGGGTTATGATGGGTTCCAGGCATCACCGGGCTATCAGTTCCGGCTGAGTGAGGCGACCAAGGCCATTGAGCGATCCGCAGCGGCGAGGGGGCGTTTGCGTTCCGGGGCGACTATGGACGCGCTGCAAAGGCGTGTGCAGGGCGTTGCAGCCGATGAATACGATACCTACGCCAACCGTCTCGCAGCACTGGCAGGGGTGGGCCAGACGGCGAACGGTGCCACGGCATCGGCGGGGGCTAATTACGCTAACCAGCAATCGCAAACGAACATGGCGGCGGGTAATGCGCGGGCATCGGCCTATCAGAACACCGGCAACGCGATCAATCAGGGCGTGGGCAATCTCGCATCGGCCTATCTCTACAATAAGGGTTATGGCGGCGGCTCCACATCTGCCAACCCTTATTCAATGGCTGGGGGCTTGAGCGGGTAATGGCTATGATCCAAGGAATAGATGCCGGTTCGCTCATTAGTGCCTTTCGCGCGGGCACAACTGATCGCGCAGCCGATGAAAAGCGTCGGACGGAAATAGCAAAAGCCAAGGCTGAGGTATCGCGCGACCAGCAGTTTAACACCACATTGGCGCAGGCCTATGGCGGTGGTGGTGGTGTGGCTGGGCAGTTTGCACCGCCTCAGCCCAATGCGCAGGCTCCGGTTTCGCCATCGTCAGGCTTCGATAGCGCATTCAATCCGCAAGCGATGGGCAACCTTGCTGGCGGCGGTGATATGGGCGCTGTTGAGGCTCCTGCTGCACCACAGGCACAAGCGCAGATGCGCGCACCCGCAAATAACCGGCCAGACCCCAACATTCTGCACAAGCTGAATGCCATCGACCCTGAGCGGGCAAAGCAGATTCTCGATAACCTCAAGACGCTTGATGATATTGAACTTGCGCGGCACAATAAACGCAACATGGCAATCGGAGCCGCAGCGCATTATCTCGCTGGGATACCTGCCAATGAGCGGGAATCACACCGGGCGGCAGCGGCGGAATATGCCGTGCAGAACGGTGCAACGGCGGAAGAAGTCGCGCGGCTTGACTTGTCAGACCAAGGTCTGCGGATGCACGAAATGGGCGCTATCGATTA